CATCTCGTAGGTGATCTGTTTCCACGGCACGCGCGCCGCACGCGACCAGATCAGCTTACGCTCAGCCTCATTGAGCCACAGCACCCAATCGAAGGTCTGCTCCAGACAGGTGATGGCGGACGCTGACGGCCAAACTCGCATTGGCTCTGGCTCCATGGCAGCGATCTCCTTTGGAGATCGAACGAAAGCAGGCCAGGCGTTTATGTAGCCCTTGACCCTGACCGGTGGCAGTTTGCGAAGCGTGCGGAACGCTTCCTCGAAATGGCTGGCCACGTCGTCGGCGGTCCAGATGTGATCAACCATTGCGCACCTCCCCTTCGGGACGCGGCCCGTAGAGTTTTGTGCCTAATTGCTCGACCAATTCACGTTCCGGCCAGGTCAGGCGCTGATCGTCGACGCTGACAGCCAGCACACCCTGTTCGTGCCAACCGTCCCGTTTGACCTGATCGGGATCACGGCGGTGTCCGCCATAGCCTCTAGGAGTGAACCTCATGCCACACCTCCCCGGGTCTCGATGGCCCAGAGCAGGATGGCGATGGCGTCGGCCTCGTTGTCATCCGCAGGGCTGAAGCCGCGCGCACAGGCCGCGTCGATCATGGCCTGCTTGGGTGCGTTGCCCTTTCCGGTGGCGTGACGCTTGATAGTGCCAACCGGCACGCCCTCGTAGGGGATGCCCCTGAGTTCTGCCCAGCTAGTCAGTGAGGCCATAAGGCCTCCATAAACATGGGCTGCGTCGACGCCCTTGTGATTTCTGACTTCCTCGAACCAGATCGTGGCGATTGGCCCGGTCAGCCGGTCCAGCTCGGTCAGCCAGTTGGTGAACCGCAGATAGCGCATGCCGCCACCGTCATAACGGCCGGGCTTGAAGCTGACGGTGCCGCTGGTGATCAGGCTGTCAAAGCCACGGATGGCCCAGCCGGTGGTGGTGCCAAGATCGAGCGCAAGAATGGTGCGCGGGTGTTGTGTAGGTTGGGTCATTCAGACCTCCTCTTCGCGTCTGCGAGCGTGGCGAGAGGGCTGGCCGGTGAAGGCTGCGGTCTCGCCAGGCCCCGAAGGGTGGTCTGGTCACGTCAGATGCGGAACGGCTGGGCCGCCCGGGACTTCTTTCAATTCCTTCAACTGACCAATTTGAAAGAAGTCGGTCGTTAAGGTGTTGAACAGTATGTATAATATACCTTCTTTCAATATTACTTATATTTCAATAGGTACCTTCTCCTTACTTCTCTTCGCGCGCGAGAAATCACACATATACAGGTATCCTCTTGAAAGATTGAAAGAAGTGAAGGAAGTCAAAAATCCGTTCCTGAACAGCGGCTTAGACCCCAACTTCTTTCAATTGAAAAAAGCCCCGTTTTGAAAGAAGTCCACAGATCATGTCAGGATCCGGTAAACCATGGCCCTGCGACCACCGGTGTCACGCATGCCAGTGGTGATATCCCCGCTTTCGATTAGCGTTTCCAGAATCTCATTTCGATCGCGGGATTTCAACCACTGTGACGCCCGTGTGATCTCGGATTTGGTAATCCCCTTGAACCCAGCTGCGCGGATAATCTCTTTGAGCCGCTTCAAATGGGCCTCGGTTTCAGTGTCGGCAACATGTCGCTCCACCGCTGCCATGGTCCGCTGCGCGTAGTAGCGCACGAATTCGATGGCCCATTCTGTGGCGGTCAGATCAATTTCGGGTTTTACAGGATCCCGCCCCACCGCCACGATCAATGCCAGCTTCAGGGCGTTTTCACCAATCCGCGCCAGGATCGCCGTACATGCCGTACCAGCGGCCGCCCGCAACTCCCCCGTCAACTCGACACTCAGCGCCTTGAACCTTGCCCGAGCCTCCTCGGTCATTGGCACGATGGCAGGGTTTACAGCAGTGTTCTGGCCAGAGGTTTTACCTGTCAGGTTGCCCTTGTGACCACCGCCCCCTGCTGCGACGCGCTTCAGGCCTCTGATCAACGCTGGCGGGGCCTGCCTGATGCCGACCGCGATATTCTCATCTGGGTAATCGTCATCGCTTGGCAGGATCAGGAAACGCGCAAGCGAGCCATCGACGACGTTTGCGCCCTGCAATGCGCCCCAGAAGTGCAATGGCGTCGTGGTGCCATAGACGCAAAGGCAGGGCTGATTGATATCACGCCGCTCGTTCGTGCCATCCCGGTTGGCGTATTCCGCACCGAGAAAGATGCCACCTGCCGACGTATAAAGCTCGGTCATGTTGTCGAGGATCTCAGTGATGTGCCGCGGACTGCGTTTGCGGTCAGCCGCTGCTGCGAGGAACATGCCGAATTCGTCGATCTGAAACAGGATCGCAGGCTGGCGGTGCAGCGCGGTGAGCAGACCCGCACCGGAGGCGATCTTGTTGCCGCCGAGGTGATGGGCCAAGCCTGCCTCGAAGAACGTCTCGTTGATGATTTCGCGGGCGTGGTTCTTGCCCGATCCGCTGTCTGCGATGCCCACGACATAGAGGTTTGAGCGCAGATTGCTTGTCGTGCGGTATTGCCGCCCCATCAGCGCGCCGATGGCACACAAGCTGGCGCCAAGCGACAAAAGTGGCTGCGGACGCCGGGCCGTCGATAACATGTAGTCGGTCAGATCCCCCACCAATCCATCGGGCATGATTAGCGTGAATGGCGAGGTGACCGTTGGTTCCTCATCACCCTCGGAATGTCCTCCCAGCCTCGACAACAGCCCCGCCGCCGGATGGGTCACCTCTGGATCAACGCTGCCATCCAGCCGCAGATCCCCCCCAGGCTGCCAGCCGTGCTCCATCGCGAGGTGGTAGATCGTGCCTGCGCCGATCCGGTCGGGCTTGAAGCTGGCCCAGGCCTTCGCGGTCGTTGCAGATACGTCCTTTGCTGCTTGTGCCGACCAGTCAGCGAAGAGATCACCGCCAGCCTCGCCAAGCGCACCTTTTAGCGCCATGCCGATGCGCATCCAGCTGTCATAATCCAGCTCGGCATTGGGCAGCCATGCGAGCGCTGCCTCGATCGCGGGCAAGGTGCCAATCTGGCTGTGGCTGCGCAGATGCTCGGCAGTAGACGACACGACCCTCAGCCCGCGCTGCCGCAGGGCCTCGGGCAGCAGCGCATAGGCCTCCTCCAGAAACCCCGCCGCAGCCTCCACGGTGATTTCCGGCAGATCAGCGATATCAAGGTCGGCCAAGCCCTCATCCGGCCAGGCATAGGGCGCGCCGGTGTCCGGATGGGTGGCATAGGCCACAAACTGCTGGCCGAGGCAGAGCACTTCCAGCGGATGGTGCTTGATGCCCCGGAAGGGTTCAGCCGTGCGGTAAATCAGCATGCGTTTTGGGGCTTTACCGATCCGCAGCGCGGGGGTGTCACCCAGTTTGTCCCGCGCCAGCTGCTCAATCCGTAGGGCAAGCTCGGCATCCTCCACGATGTCAATATCGACGGCAGCAACAGCACCGCCCACGATCCCGATGCCGCAATCGGGCCATGCAGACCAGGTTGCGATTTCGACCTCGGTTGTCGGACGTTCTGCATGCCGGTTCCATTCCGGATAATCCGCCCATGCCCCGCGCTTGAACTGGCCGGGCTTTTTGGTGCCCGGGCCGATTGGCAGAATGGCATAACCATTGGTGACCAGCCGCGCGCCAAATCGCGCCATGTTGGATGTAACAGCCATCAGAAGGGCACCTCGGGGGTCATGGCGTCGAGCCGCGTGCGGTCTTTGCCCGCAAGCTCGCGCAGGTGGTCGCAATAGCCGGTGACGACCGCATCGAGAAAGCAGTCCCATTCGGTCTCGGTCAGCGTGGCGAGATCGGTCTTGCCGATACTTTCAAGGTATTCGCCGCCCTGTTGGCCGCCGACAGTCATCGCCTCACTCTCGTTTGGGGTAGGATCGATCATGCCCTTCCTCCCGTGACAGATGTCCTGGCAGGTGCGGGAGCAGAGGTGCTTGCGGCTTGCGTCGCGCCGCGGGTCGGTTCGGCGATAGTCCGCGTCGAACCAACCAAAGCCGCGAGGTTGCCGGTGGCAGACGGCGCAGAGGCCGGTGTGGGTTTGTCGCATGGGGAGAACCTGTAACCGGTGATTTCAAAATAGCGGCCCGAGGGACGGACCGAGATCGCGCTGGGGCGTACGAGTTCACCCGCCTGAAGGATGGCCTCATCGACGCTGAGCGGCACGGGCAGACCCGGCGCGCGCTTGCGCCACCAGTCCGCAGCCTTTTGGCGCGCATAGCCCTGATGCTCGATACAGACCCATTCGCTGTAGGACGTGAGCCCAGAGCTATAGGTGACCTTCAGCGAGGGCTGCCCACCCAGCTTGTCGTGCCGACTGTAGTAGACGCCATGGACCGGCAGCCATTGTGGCGCTTTTGGCGACAAAACTGGCAGGGCAGCGGCGGTCGGGGCGATCTTCACCTCACGGGCCGGAAATTCGTACCCGCAATCCGGGCATTCAGTGGCAGAGAGCGCGACGATGCTCTCGCACATGGGGCAGACCTTTGTGGGTGCCTCGCCCCCGCCACCCTCGCCAGGGCGTTTGGGCCGGACCAGATCAATCGGCCCATGGCGGCGAACATTACCCGCGAAATCCAGAACAAGGCAGTTTTCCTTGCCCGGCGCCAGCCTTGTGCCGCGGCCCACCATCTGAACATACAGTCCGGCGGATTTGGTGGGGCGCAGGAGTGCAATCAGATCGACGCCCGGCGCGTTGAAGCCGGTGGTCAGCACGCCCATGGACGCCAGCGCACGAATGTTGCCGCGCTTAAAGGCGGCGATAATGGCATCGCGCTCGTCCTTTGGTGTATCCCCGAAAATCGTGCGGCAAGTGATGCCACGGCGCTGGAATTCCTCCGCAACATGGCGCGCGTGATCCACGCCCGAGCAGAAGGCCAGCCAAGATTTGCGATCCTTGCCGTAGTCGATGATCTCGGTGACCGCCGCGCGGGTGATGGCGTCCTGATCGACTGCGGCCGCGAGATCGCGGGCAATAAAGTCACCCGCCCGGGTGCCGACTTTTGAGACATCAAGCTGGGTGGCGGGCTGTTTTGAGACCAGAGGGCTGAGATAGCCCTGATCGATCAGCTCGCGCACCGGAGCTTCAAAAGCAATATCGGTGAAGAGCGCCGATTTGCCTTCATGAAGCATGCCGCTATCCGTCCGGAACGGCGTGGCGGTGAGACCGATCACCTTCAGCGCCGGGTTGATCGCACTCAGTGCATCAAGGAAACGCCGATACATCGTGCTGGAATTGCCGGGGATGAGATGGGCCTCATCGATTAGGACCAGATCGGTGTGGCCGATTTCGTGCGCGCGGCGATGGATCGACTGGATGCCGGCAAACAAGATGCGCGCTTGCGCCTCGCGCTTGCCAAGCCCCGCCGAATAGATGCCTGCGGGTGCCTCGGGCCAGAGCCCGATCATTTCAGCATGGTTCTGCGCGATCAACTCGCGCACATGGGTCACGATCAGAATGCGCTGATCCGGCCAGGCTTTCAGCACGCCCTCGATGAAGGCGGCAGCCACCAAAGATTTTCCGGCCGCTGTTGGTAGAACTACCAAAGGATTGCCTTTGTTGTTCTGAAAATAGGCGTAGATCGAAGCGATCGCGGCCTGTTGATATGGGCGCAGGGTCAGCATGGTGTGGCCTCCGTGGTACGGGCGTCATTTGACCAGGCGGAGCCATCGGCCATGCGGTAGTTGACGATGTCGTCGCCCGCATCGATGACCTCACCCGGCACGAGATCGGGGATGAAGAGATGTTTGCCGCAGGCGGCGCGCTGTTCTGCAGGCGCCAGCATTCGATCATGGCGAGCGCAGTGCCATCCGCCTTCGACCGGCGTGGCGTGTAGGCAGGATCGGCAGGTCACGGCGGCTGCAACTCCCTCGTGGCAAGCAGCATGGTGATCGCAGAACCGGCATTCAAACCAGGCCGGGTCCTCACTGATCCGCGGGGGCGGATGCTGGGCAAAGATGACCCGACCGGCCTTTTCGAGCAGACGTTCGGCCATGGCGCTGTCGGCCTCGATCCGCTCGATATGCAGCGCGTCCGTGTTCTTGCAGACAGCCATGTAGAGCGCGCGGGTGATACCGGTCAGGTGCATATAGATCTGCATCTGCGCGGCGTGCTGGGGTTTTGCCAGCACCACGCCCTTGGCAGTCAGGTCGGCAAAGCTCTTGACCCCATGGGTCTTGAACTCCAACACATGCCAGGTTTTTGGGGCCTCAAGGATGCCTATTGCTACGCCATCCAGCGATCCGCCGAAATGACCGCCATGGGCCTCGACGCGGATTTGCCGCCCTGTCTCTGGATCGACCTCCAGTACGGTCGCCCCTGTGGCGCGCAGGTTGCGGACCATCCGGTCCTCTTCCTGTTGCCCTGTCTCGAACAAGCGCAGCAGACGGCCGGAAAAGCGTGACGGTGTCACCCACCGGAAATCATACCAGAGTGCACGGGCGCAGGATTTACCGATGATCGACGCGCCAAGATGATCGCGGAAGCCATCGCCCTGGCGGGCCTCATAATCAGCATAAATCGCCGTCAGCGTCGGCGTGGGTGGTGCGGGAAGATCAGCCATCACAAGCCCTCCCGTTCACTGCGGGCTTGGGCCTCGGAAAGAATGACGTTCCAGGTCTCGGGGTCATGGCGCTCACGCAGCACCCCAATCAAAGCGTCTTTCAGCTTTTCGCGGCGACGACGGCCGGTGCCTTTGGCAAGCAGTTCCGCCCGTTCACGGCACAGGTGGCGCAGCGCGGTGCGGGCTCGGTGAAACCAGTCAGGATCAATGGGCTTGTGGCCGCGCTGGCGTGCCAGATCGGCGGTTGCGATCTGCGTGCGGATCTTGGCGATATCATCGTCGAGGTCGATCAGCCGGCGCTGGTCATCAGGCAAGCCGGGGCTGATCACAGCCCCAAGATTATTCTCGGGGGCTGTGTTTTGCAGGTCAGTCATGGAAATATCCTTAGATGGGTTTGGGCGCTGCCCCGTCAGTCAGGGATGCGGAGCAGCGCGATTGATCAGCCCTTCTTGTTCCAGGGAGCGGAGGCCATCTTCATGGGCGTAGCGGCCTGCGTTGAGGGCGGTGCCGCGGGGTTTGCAGCAGGCTTTGAGACAGCGGCCGGCGCCCCCCCACCTTCAGGCGGCAGATAGGCGATGGCGTTGCTCTCGCCGTAACCGTTCTTCGGCGGCTTGATCTTCACCTGGATCGTCATCGGGATCAGGTGCAACTCCTCGCTGTCACTGACATGCATCCTGCCCGTCGCATGGCAGATGGCAGACAGCGTGCGCTGCGCGATCTCGACTGTGGTCGGGTTCGGGTTCACCAGGTTCAGCTGGTCGAACATCTTGCGGCCCTTGTGCTGGCCATCCAGAATGTCGAGCATTAGCCAGAGAAACTGCCCCATGCCGTTGCGGGTCACGCGCATCTCGCTCTCAACAATCTGGGCGCGGTATTTGCCTGCGGGTAGCAATTCCATGGGCGTGGTGGGTTCAACGCTGGTCGCGTCAAATGACGTATCAAAACGTGCCATAATCGTGTCCTTTCTGGTGCATTATTAAGATTGAGGCATAGCCGCCATGAACGCTTCCCAGCTGAGATCGAGCGTGTCCGGCAGGCCGTAACGGTTCTTGGCGAGGAAGGCGGGGCGCTCTTCGGTGTGCATGACACGCGCACCGGACCCGAGCGCCCGGGTCACCTTTTTGTTGAAGCCGACATCAGATTTGGCGACCGAAATCCGGTAATTCGCAAAAAGCACCACATCGGAATGCTCTTGGAGCAGCGCCGATGCGCGGGCCTGCAACTTGACGATATATCGGTCGTAAGGTTCGTGCTCGGGGCTGTCGAACCGCTTGATATCGGTGTGGGCAATCTGGATGACCACCATGCCCTTGCGATCACGAAGCGCGTTCAGCTTATCGAGATATTCGCGCCAGACGGTCAGTGCTTCAGCATAGCCTTTGCCAAAGCCCGGTGTTTCGATCGACTGCCAGCCGTTGCGTTTGCACGCCTCTGTCCAGATCAGCGGCTCTAGCCAGTCGATGCTATCCACGACGACCGTGCCATAGTCGTGCTCCTCAACCAGCAAGGCGTCGAGCGCTTCCGCCACCTCGACATAGCTGGTCGCGAGGGGGAAATGTGGAACCTGCAGCTTGCCGAGCCCATCCTCGGTCATGATGAACACAGGCCGGTCAGCCTCCGCCGCGAAGGTGGATTTGCCGACACCAGCCACGCCGTGCATCAGGATGCGTGGGGGCGTCAGTGCAGTGTTGGTGCGCAGGGATGCAAGAGAAATAGCCATCAGTGGACTCCTTCTGATTGGGGCATGGAGGGATGAGAAATCATTGGCGCAGCCTCAGCCGCTTCCGCTGTGACGGCCATAAACAGCGCATCCAGACGGTTGGCTTCACCAAGGCATTCGATGCCTTTGCGCCGCATGAACCGGCGTGCGTCATCCAGCAATTCGGGCTCAGCAATCAGAGCGGGTATGCCGACATACTCCTGCGCGCTTTCAACGAAGTACGATTTTGATCGCAACTTTTTCACCAGTGGCGCGAAGGCCTCGCAGACCTCTGCGAAATCTGACTGGCCCAATCCGTCATCGCGGTTGCGCAGGATGCGCTTGACCTCGGAAATGATCCCGGTGCGCAGCATGCGCAGCGCGCCCTCTTCGCGGGCCTGCGAACAGGTTAGCGGGAAAGCCGCTTCCATCATGTCATCGGCGATCTTGGGGGCGTTGTTGCCCAGACGGGATGCGTAATCCCAGACGCGTTCGGCAAAAGCCGCTGATTGGCTATCAAGCATCAAACCACTCCTTGATTGTTGTGAAAGCTGCCGACCCTTGCGCGATGGCTTTGGCATCGAGGTCGTGAAACGGGATATTCTGCGCCTCCCGCATGCCCTTGCGGGCAAGGGTCAGGTTGTCGTCGGAGGCCCATTCAGCAAAGGCCCGAAACGTACCAGTCACATGCTGCCAGGCCGCCTGTTCAGGTGTGGGCGGGACATAGAGAGGATTGCGCCGGCTCGGACTGCGCTGCGGGCGCAAGCCACGCATGGCCGCATCCGTCACCATTCTGCGCAGGGCTGTGCGGGTTGGTTCCTCGCCATGCTCCAAGCGTTCGTCGAGCGTGCGGCGGATGATGCCGGGATCTGCCATTTCCGCGTCGCGGATCAGCCGCGCATCGTGGATCTGGTCACGGCGCAGTCCAAGATCGGAGGCAGTCGCAGGTTTGGCGTTGAGATCTGCAACGCCAAAGTCCTTGGTCCGGTTTCCAGTGGCCACCTCACCTCGCGCTTGCGCTGCATCATATTCATCAGCAAGGCGGCGCTTTGCGGCGGCCTCGATCTCCAGCGCATCAGCCTGCGCGCGATGGGCGGCCGCAATCAGCTCGTCATGGGCGGATTTGGCCCGGTGCAGTCGCGAGGCGCGTTTGGCCGCGTCATAGGCCAGCCCTGCAAATTCACGCGCCTCCAGCACTTCGGCCGCAGTCTTGGCGCCTGCCAACATTCTGGCCGCACGGTCGATCAGGCCGGGCAGATCCCGGACAGGATCAAGGATGGGGGTCAGAGCCGTCATGTTGCACCCCCATTTGATTCAAACCGAAACTTGGGCTTGCCGGTCCGGACCGTGCGCGCAGGCTCAAATCCCTTGCGCCAGGACTCCGGCAGCGCCGTGTATTTGCGCTCGGATACCGTCAGCTTGGTGTCGATGAACTCCGCAGGGTCTTCGCCAGACGAGGCGATGTTTTCAGCGATCTGAGCGAGTTTCGCCTGATCCCAGTCGATCCGTTTCGCCAAATCGGCGATTACAGTGACGCCGCCATCTTCAAAGCGGATCGTGCCGGTGTCCTTGCTCGCCTCATTGCGGCATTCGGTGGCGCGGTCGGCGTATTTCAGGGAGATGGCACCATCGAGCCAATCCGCGACTGTCTTTGCCTGGGTGAGCTGATGATCGGCAGCATCCTTCAGCATTGCCAGCTGATCAGCAGGCAGTGCTGCGATCTTGCCAACCGGCATGTGGTGGATGTCAGCCAGCGTGATGTGATTGGGGATGTTCATGATGATCCCCTCAAGCCGCAGGCTTTGACGAGATTTCAGCCGTGCTGTTGCGCAGCTGGCTATCCTCGTAGCCTTCGACGTCTTCCAGGCGGTAAACCACCCGGCCGCCGACTTTCATGTAACGAGGCCCCTCCCCCGTCCAACGCCAACGTTCCAATGTGCGTGGGCTTATGTTCAACCGAGCCGCCAGCTCGATCTGGTTTAAATGTCTGATGGTCATCTGGTTATCCTTCGCGTTTGGTCGAATCCCTGCGAAGGACCATCGCCCATGGCGTGGGAGGAAAACGGGAGGAGCCAGGGAGGGGAGAGGGGAGGAATGCAAATCCGGCCCCCGAAAACGAAAAAAGCCGCCCCAAAGGGCGGCCTGATGATCACGATTTTCGCAGTGTCAGACTTCGAGCCAACAGTTTGAACCGCTCTCCCGAATGACGTCCCTCCACGTGGGATGACCGCCGAAGAGGTCTTTCAAGCGCTTCACCGAATTTCCGCACTCGGCTTCCTCAATGATCCGCGTAACCGACAGCACTGGATCACCACTGAGCCAAGCTTCGGCGAGCATGGCGACAGCAATCTTCTGCTTGCCACCAGTGAATTCGTGCCACTTGCCGTGCACGATCAGCACGCCGCCATCGCCAGAAACCCAGACGGGCCCCTTGTGGGACGGGCCCTTCATGAGGCGTGCAGTTAAGACTTCGGGGGCTACGGCAAGACCATCCTCATGCTCAATCACATCTGCCAGCGCGACGAATTCATAGCCCCGTGTAAAGGAGAAGCGATGCCGATCCGGAGGGTCGAGAAAGAGGACCACACGAAGCCCGTCGGCCGGGCGGCGCGCAACAAGGTGGCGGAAATCCTCGAACACGGCCGGCGTCGTCAGACCGCGGGCGACCCAGATCCCAACACGTGCCCTGCGCTTCGGCAATCGCACCGTCCCGAAATCCAGCACCGCGCCGTCGAGACACGGCACGGGATCATCACCAAGCGAGCAGTCGAGCCGGGCCACCACCCGCCGAGCTGCTGCTGCCATGTCCAACGCATAAAACCGCCGGCAGGCGCTCGTACGCTCGTTCTGCCATATAGAACCGCCCAGATGCCCATAATCGCCAGTGAGCGGATGTGAGATAACAGATGTTAGGGTGTCGTCCAAGTCGTCTTCGGCAATGACAGACATCGCGCTACCGCGCTGCACGAGCAGTCCGGCATCCATAAGCACCTTGCCAGCGTCGCGCATATGCGCAAGCGCCATAGCTGAAACCCGCGCGTCGCGGGTCCCGGCAATGGAAAAAAGCAGCCGACGAGCAGCCAGATCAATCCTCGAAGAGCTGCAAGTCATCGACCAGAACCCCCCAACGGCGAAGATACTTCTCGCCGATCATCTGCTCGCTTGCGGTGCGATCCTTCAGATCGCAACCATGCGGCCAAGTGATTGTCAGCGCCAGCGTGCGCCGCGCATCGCCTCCGGGCCTGCGCGCAAGCTTCACGGCAATTTTAGCCCGCGTAACAACATACCCGTCACCCAAGGGCGTGCGATCACCAAAACACTCATCAGCCTTCGTCCAGATCGTCTTGTCAGCGCGCGCAGGCTTCTCCAGCGTTACCCTGAAATCGGTGTCGTCGATCGGCATGAGACGCAGTTCGCGCACTTCGACACTCTCAATCCCGTCCTCCGGATCCACCGGAAAGTCATGGGGCGTCAAAAGTCCGGAAAGATCGTAGCAGCGAAGCGGCAGGCGATTGTCTTTAAACTGAATACCGAGCAAGTGCGTGACTGTGGCCTTCACGATTTCACCGCGCGTCACCGTATCATTCGCGATCACCTCAATACCCCCGCTTGTGGGCTCATAGGTCACAGCTGCCTCGAAGACAGGGCGATAGGCCTGCCGCACAAGAGCGCCCGTTTCGTTAAAGCGCAACAAATCGTCGGGACGACCCTCGCGGAAGATTGTCACCTGAACAAGATCACAGTCATCGCCATCAAGGGTCATGCGCACGCGATCAAAAATATCCACCTGAACATTGCTCGCGCCAGAGAATGCTTTGATCGCATTAACGAAAGCCTGCCGTGAAAATTCATCCCGCCGCAAGGCCACGCCAGCATCGGTCATGTAACCCGCCCACATCTTCCCGCGGCGGCGGTCCTCTGTGAAACGAACCTCCTCAGCTTGGATGAAGCGGCTTTGATCTCGGATGAACATCCACAGGGATCGTGCATGAGGATTGGCAAGATCGTCCAGAAAAGCAGGATTTTGCGCCACGCTATAAAGAGCAGCTTGGCCAACGTCGTTTGCAAGCGCTGTTACCCGTTCAGCATCGTTTAATACCCTATCGCGCTGGCGACGCGACATTTTCTCGATGGCAGCCATCAAAGGGGCGGATAGCCGCCCGTCTGCAACGTCCCAGTCAAACTCAACTGGCAAGCCGATATGCGGCTGATCGAAATATTCGCGCAACGCCTCTGGCGGCGTTTTGCGTAGAAAAGATGATAATGCGGCCATGCGTGTTCTCCTTACGCTGATTCCCAAAAACTATGGCTGATCAGCTAATGAGCGTATATTGAGCCTGCGAAGTCAATCGAAAAACTACGCACTTCTGCTGATTGACCTAGTTGTCGAAAAGTGAAGGCTGCCCTATCGTGGTTGTCAGAAGACCCAACTTGAGTAGCCGTACTTCGGCTGCCTCCCGAGAGACAGCGAACTGCTCGATCACCGCATGGACGAGATGAACAGCGTGCTCGGACGTCACATGAATATGTCCATGCAACTCACGCGGCGCACAATAATCTGAAACCAACCGCCGAACTGGCGTTGCTGGCATCAGTAGCGCGCCACTAATATACCCCGCTTGCCACTCCATCCAATCCGAATGGGGCGCGTTGAGTATGTTGTCACGTTTAGAAATCGCCTTGTTGGCGTGGTTTGCCTGCTGGAAGATGTCACCGGTGGCAAACTTTTCAGCCCAAAGTGGGCCGTGGAATTTTACGTGCCCAAACTCGTGGGTCAGCGTTGTGCGGAAACGGTTTTCCCTGCGATCATCGCCAGAAATCCTCTCGGATATTGACACCCGCGGGCCGCGGCTTTGGAAAAATTCTGTGACACCCTCAACGTCCTCACCGTAGACAGAAAGGTCAGCGTAACTGTCGAGTTCGGCATCGTGCATTTCGATGAGAACGGTCAGATCATCCGTAGCGATGGGATAGTCGACACGCTGATATCGTTTTAGCAGAAGCTCAGAAACAAGTCGTTCACACTCATCGTCGAGTTCGCGCGCAGCATAATAGGGGCGGCGGGCAAATCGCCCCGTATCGTCTGGGATCATCCGCACCATGCACAGCCCTCTATTCTTTAAGCGTTCGTCGAAAGCTCATGAACGCGGCCACCACTTTATCCGGGTCAGATGTGTCGGTCCGCAGGTCATCAGGCAGTCGACCTGCAAGCGCGAAAAGGTAGTCCTCCGGAATGTTTAAGATCCCAGAGAACTGGCGGATCAAGTGCCCTGAGCTTGGACTGCGCCGGTCGTGCTCGATGTCGTTGAGGTATTGCGGTGATATCGCGCCACCATCTTCTTCTTTCAATATACGTGCGGCTAGGTCCTTTTGGCTGAGCCCGTGGGCTTTGCGTGCCTTCGAGATCGCCTGGCCGAAGGTCACAGCTTCTGTAGGCATGAACGGTCCATTGCATCATTCCCCTGTCAATCCGCTTGTACGCAGATTTGCGGATTATTACGCTTCATTACATACTGACGCAACCAAGAAGCACAGAAGTGCTGTCAGCTTTCGCGATATCGATAAACCAATGTCAGCCTTTCACTTGTCGCTCACCAGCCTGCAACTCAAACTGATCAAGATCGGTGCCCGCGTCGTGCGCCACGCCCGCGCCATTACCTTCCAGCTGGCCGAGGTGGCCGTCACCGGCCCGATGGTGCGCGCCATCCTCGCCGCCATCCGCCGATTACGCGCGCCACCGCTATGCGCGTGACCGCGATTCAAGCCAAAACTGAACGAAAGCGGCAGGACAAGTCTGCCCGATGCGCTGAAAAACGTCGCCGCCGGGCCGGGATGCTGCGGGTTTACGTGCCCATTCGCCCAACTTCGGGCGTTTGCGCGACCACAGACGCCGCTCAGGGCGGAAAACGCTTGATCAGGTGACGCAGTCAGGCGATCTTGACGCCAGAAGGTAGGCCACTTGGGGAATGTCGGTTGATGGTTCCAGATGTTACTTGCCGTTTGAGTACATGACAAATCACGTGAAAAGTCTTAGGAGAAATATGTTCAGATTAATTGTGACAGGTGTTATTTTTATAATGTCCGCATGTAACACGTCGAACGATCGTGTGTATGCGGATGCAAAAAAACTCGGATCTTCAGAATACTTACAGTGCGTTGAAGAACAGAAGACCAAACACGCACAGTATATCAACGAGCGAGAACTTTATGATAGTAACGTTGCCTCTGCCCAAGCGGCATATCAGCGAGAGCTAGTTGCATTTGGGGCTGGCGAAAGACCATTAGTTCCAGTTCTACCTGAATTAAGGTTTCAAATCCCAATGATACCCAGACTTAAGAATTGCCTTGGGTGACACAGTGGAGCATGAAAGATGATTGACGCCATCATTAAGCCTGAAGCTGGGCGCTTAAAATACATATTTGTTTGGTTTCTCAGCAGTGCTTAGGCTCAAGTTTCAAATGCAACACCAGCGGCCCTTTGGGCATAGGATGTTGCGATGGACAGACAAAACAAGCACCTCAGTAGCGAGGACC